AAACTGTGACATTTGGAGTTGTGTTATGACATATTCTATCGGTCTTGATATTAAAAAATTTCTCTCGTCTTCCGTAACGAAGAAGTAATCGGTCACTAAAGAAACTTTCTTAATCGAAGATGATACGTCGGAAGGTGGGTCTATAATATCCGTACTCGAATTATATTGTATGGCAACGTCTTCGAGTTTTTTGAACTTTATTTTGACATGAACACGCTGTTTCGTAAGTGCACATACAGGTATCGCCAAACTCGGGTGTCTGAAGAAATAAAAAGGCAAAAAGACATTATAATCCCAGTCATAAGAAACAGATATATAATTATCGTGTCCAGTGAGAAAATAAAGCGTTTGATCTATATCATCTTTGTTACTATGTATTTGATCGTACATGTATATGTAATCACCAGTTAGACGTTCTATAGTTTGACCACCTATACAAAGATCTGCGTACTCTATGATTTGAGAACCTATAGATTTCATATACCTTATATCGTAACCAGGTGTCGCCGTACCCGTTGGTTTTGGTAAAGTGAATTTAAGCATCATGCTTCTCACGAGATCGCCTTTGTTTCTAGGTATGTTACATTCTATAATTGCGTCGAAATTAGAGTCGCCGTCGAAAGGTACTTCAACGGCTTCTATAGAAAACTTAGTATGCCTTTTAAAATTTATCAGGAAATACGAAAATTCAGGTTCACCCGTAAGCCATTGGTCCTGGATACCTGTTACAGCAAGGTTTAAACGACCAGCCATTCTTACTCTATGTGAGTAAAATTTTATGAAATAAAACGGTGCGATATTATAGATGAATCTTCAGTTGAGAAAATTCAAACCCGAAAATATGGCCGATGATAAAGTCTGTGTGTTTATCGGAAAACGTAACACGGGTAAATCAACACTCGTTACGGATATTCTATACCACAAAAAACATTTACCAGCGGGAATAGTTTTATCTGCAACAGAAGAAGGTAATCATTATTATCAACAATACGTACCCGACCTTTTCATATATGGAGACTACGATAGAGAAGCTATAGAACGTGTCATGGATCGACAAAAAAAGCTCGTAGGTGCAGGTAAAACAAATTGTGGTGCGTTTCTTCTTTTAGACGATTGTATGTATGATTCGAAGTTTATGAAAGATACGTGCATTCGCCAATGTTTCATGAATGGACGACACTGGAAAATATTTTTCATGCTCACGATGCAATACTGTATGGATTTACCACCAGCACTCAGGGCAAATGTAGACTATGTATTCATACTCAGAGAAAACATTATTCAAAATCGTGAAAAATTATACAAATCGTTTTTCGGTATTTTTCCAAGTTTCGAAATGTTTAACAAAGTAATGGATTCGTGTACAGAAAATTTCGAGTGTTTAGTTTTAGATAATACGTCCAAAAGTAATAGGATAGAGGATTGTGTTTTTTGGTACAAGGCAACGCTTCGTAAAAACTTTAAGGTAGGTGCCCCGCAATATTGGCAAACCCATAAGAAAATGTTTAATCCGAGACACGGGAACATGAAAGTCGGTGATCCAAAATTAGTTAAAAAAAATACTCCACTTAAAATTACAAAAAAGAGGTGATTAAAAAAAATTAAATACTTATATTAAATGATCTCTGTTGTCATATTAAACTGGAAAAGACCATATAATATAAAAAATGATATACTACCGAAGATTATTAATTATAATTTAGTATCCGAAGTGATAATATCTCACGGTAAAAGTGAAACATATTTTCAAACACCAGGTATTAAAATGGTTAAGCATTACAGAGACGAAAACTTAAACCCAAAATTAGGTGTAGCTTTAAGATTTTTAAGATCGTGTAATGCAAAAAATGAGTGTATTTTAATATTAGACGACGATAGGTTACCTTCAGAAGAATATGTTAACAAAATGTATGAATTATTTCAAAAAGATAAAAACGTTATCATTGGCACAGTAAAACGTTACGTTTCTCCGAAAGGTTATTCAAACAACGAAAAAAATGTCGCTAACGAAAAGAAAATTATACTAACTCAAGTTTTAATGACAAATAAGAAAATATGTAAGGATTTCATAAACGAAAAAGAAAAAATGAACGATCTTGCGTTGAAAGCAAAACCTGTTTGGAACGGCGAAGATATATTATTTAATTTAATTTATATTAAAAATTACAATAAAACTCCTATTCATTTAGAACCAAAAAATAATGAGTTAATATTATTAAAAAATAATGACGCAATTTTTAAAAATGCAGGACATTTAGAATATAGAAAAAAATTTTCAAAAACCGCATTAGAAAGATATGAACTAAATACAAATACTTATAATATAAAACTAATAATATCACTTATTATACTATTAGTAATAATTATTTATTTAACTAAATAAATAAATAATGAACTTTATAAGACGAATTTGTAATTCAAGAATGGTGTACCCTTACGGAAAGTTTAATGAAATTTCACCAGGTCGGCGTGATGGATATTATTTATACATAAATGTGTGTCACGATTCCAAACGTATATATTTTAACGATTCTATACCTGAGTATGAAAAAAAGGAAGTTTTACACAAGGTTTTAAACACATTTTTGAGCATGTATCCAAAATATGTATTACACTCAGGCGATTAAATGCGTCAGTGACCGAGTCTAAAAAACTGTGACTAAATTAATGACCGACGTGTATACTATGAACTTATCCGATTCGGGTGATGGTATGGTGAATCTAAACAATAATCAATCCACTAATTTTATACCAAATACACCACTACCGCAGAATAATACCCCGGAAAAAAATATGAGTGAAAATAAACACACAATGGACTCTACACCAATTTCCGATATCATGGGTCAACCAGAAGCGCCACTCGAACCACCAATGATGGCTCAAGATCCAAGAATGACACAAATGCAAATGCAAGGACCAATGATGATGGCACAACAACAACCCATCTTTAACCAAAAACAAAATAGTTCGGGTTCGTCTAAGAGTGAGGGTAATCCATTCAATTTGACGGATGATCAGTTTCAAGCTCTCGTCGTCGCCGTTTGTACTGCAATAGCGATAAGTAAGCCAGTTCAGGAAAAACTCGCAAACTTCGTACCATCATTTCTTAACGACCACGGGAACAGAAGTGCAATTGGATTAGCTTCTACGGGTTTAGTAGCAGCTATTGCATTCTATCTTGCAAAAAAATACGTTTAAATTTTATCAGGTATATTCACTTTATGTTTAGAATATACTCCGTATTTACCTAAAACTAAATAGGATATTATAATACCTATAGTTATACCTACTCCACGAAGAATAACAAGTGTTCTTGTTTTTTGTGGATCTAGACCGTAATTCTTAACATCTGCTTGTACGTCTTTACTTATACCCATAGCAGAGTAAGTTATAACACCAGATATAATAAGCGCTAAAAGTAAAAATATAGTATCTACGTTCAAATATGACGTAAAATCACTACTCGCTAAAAATACTATAACCATAGGCGTTAAAAATTGTAAAAGTCCAGCTTTTAACCATTCATTTTTTACTAAACCTGGTGAACTCAAAAGTAGTAAACTTACGTTTAATAAGACTATTATAAATAATAAATGTTGTGTATAGGCAGTTGCTCTCCCTTCCATTTATATAAATAAATATTATTTATTTATCCTGAATATGTTTACCACAAAATTTAGTAAGCTTTGGTATCTCTTCATATATACCTAAAGAAACGCAAATTTTTCTGAGTTTTTTAAAATTATCCCAAAATTCTTTGTTGTGAGAATAATTTTCGACCGTACAGTGTGCAAGTTCGTGTAATAAAACGTGGAATATTTCATTTGGTTCACCTTGTATACACAAACCTATACTTTCTCCCTTGTTAACATTATACCCTATGTACCCATTTTTTATGGTATAGTGTGCAGTTATAGGTATTTGTTTACACAACATTTCAAATTCTTTATTTCCATTTTCCTTAAGGTGTTCCCTGAGTATTCTGTACCTTTCTCGAACTTCCGTTAATTTTTGTGGTTCTTTTACATTTATGAATATAATAATGTTTATGATAAGGAGGAGTAACGTAATTATCATCTTATCATAACCATATAAAAAAATACCAAACACAATTATAAAAAAAGGCGAGTAACACCGCTACCAATATAAATAATAATTCATGGACCCTAAATATTTTTTTACGATTCACGTTTATATAAATACATTTTTTCGGGTCGTATCTCTGGTTCACCGTAACCCATGGATTTTATAAACGTGTGTACTTCGTTATCCTCCGAAAATCCGTGAATTTCTATAAGAATTGTTGGTTTGTGTGATCTAATCTTTTTTTCGGACCCTTTCAAAACCTGTAATTCGTGTCCTTCAACATCAATTTTAATAAACGACGGAACACCTGTATATACATCGTCCAACTTTTGACACGTGACTTTAACAACCGGACCATCTTTATACTTACCCTCATGTTCATATAAACTTGTACCACCATAGTTTATATGTGTATTCGACTGACATCCTGTCGAAGGTATATACATGTCAGTTACTTTTTGTTCATCAGATAAGGCACAAGGTGCGACATAAATTGGATGTCTTAACTGATTTTGTTCTGCGTTTAGTTTAACAATTTCGTAATAAACGGGTTCGAAAGAATAAACGGGACCATAATCAGAAAAAATCAAACTATTATATCCTATATTCGCGCCTATATCAAGTATATCGGTACCCGGTTTATGATATAATCGTACATCTCTTCGCATCCACCCGTCCCATTCTTGACCTCTTGCAATAAGCGGACCTATATACTCGTCATTTTGTATAACATTAACGTCATAGATACTACCTTCTACTTTTACTATATCTATACTTAAGTCTTCCATTTTATTAGTATATACTAATATTACACCTTTAAATATAATATTTTTATTTCTAATCATTTCCTAAACACGAAACAAAACTTACTATACATATCCGAAACCATGAAAAAATATCAAGTAAAGGTATATGAGTAGTAACAGTAACAGTAACAGTAACAATAATATCAGTAACAGTAACAGTAACAGTAACAGTAACAGTAACAGTAACAATAATATCAGTAACAATGCATTACTTAGTGCCCTTAGTCCACTAGGTGTCAAAAGATTAAGTGTTAAAAAACTTGATTTGCGTAATCATAGAGGACCATTACCAAGACAACTCGATAAACTTCCAAATTTAACTGAAATTAATTTAAGTAATGCTTTTTTATATAGGGTACCAGGAGATATTTTTCGATGTAAAAACCTTAAAATTCTTGATTTGAGTGATAATAATTTAACCTCATTATCATCACAAATAGGTAACCTTAAAAAATTAGAGGTACTTAAATTGGAGGATAATATTTTAGGTGCTTTATCACCGCAAATCGGTAAACTTGAAAATTTAAAGATACTTGATTTGAGTAAAAATTCGTTACAATCTTTACCATCACAAATAGGTAACCTTGAAAACCTTACGTCTCTTGGGTTGGGTTTTAATCGTTTAAACTCGTTACCAGAATCAATCAGTAAACTTAAAAAACTTGAAAAACTTGATTTGTCTAAAAATAATTTAACTTCTTTACCAGAAGAGATAGGTCTCCTTAAAAACCTTAAGTATATTGATTTGGGTAAAAATAAATTAAAAACGTTACCAAAATCAATTATTCAACTTAATAAAAC